TTACGCTCGTACTTGATGACAAGCTCACCTTCCATCAGACGCTTCTGTACTGGCTTCTTCTGAGTGCCAGCTTGCTGTAGCTTCTGGAACTCTTCCTTGCTCAGGATCTGAGACACAGTATATGCACCATCACATGCCTTGTAGCTACCCTCGTAGCCTTCCATGTCACGGTTAGCTTCGAAGATACGTGCCCATTCGATTGGACCAGTGGTAGTCACAGATTTGTAAGCCATCGTTGTATTCCTTTTAATGTTAAGGGCTAGTGTGTGTCGCCCCATGTTAAGCCGATGTCGGTTGACCCAGCTAGAGGACAGAGTATACATAGTTTCCTTCCAGTGTCAACAATAGATTGACGTTGGATAGTACCTAATAACTCAGCGTCTAACATAGATCCTTCTACTTCTGTCTGCCACTCATCGTGAGGCCAGGTTACAAGCTTGTACTTGATACCCATCTTAGTAGCAGCAGTAGTCCAAGCAAGTGCTGCGTGTTTCATAACGACAGCCTCACCATTCTGTAGCATCCCCGCCAATGCCTTATGCTCAGATGGTACGGGAACCTTACGCCCATCTAATCCCTTGAACCATCCACGCTTAGCTACGTAGGGGATAGCTTTCTTCTTCAGGTCAGCTAACCCTTGGATGGAGTTCATAAAGTTGTCGATAGCTTCAGCAGCCTCACGTTGGTTAACCTTGAGGATAGTAGCTACCTTACCTACACCAGCCCCTAGGAGGAAGGCGTAGATGAATGTCTTTGCCATGTCCCGTGTTACGTGAGAAATACCCAGTGCCTTACGGTTCAAGTTGTGGATGTCAGTCTCGTCTTCCTTCTTACCTGACACGATAGCGTGGATGTACTCGTCAGACTTCATAAGGTGGGCAAGGATACGTAGCTGGATACCCTCAGCATCTGTACCTACCAGATAGTTCCCATCCTCTACAGTCCATAGGCTACGCATACGTCCGTCATACTCAGACTTCACCATCTCCACTGCTGACTTAGGTTTACCGTGGAATGCAGCAGGTACGTTAGCTTGGTTAGGTGCTGAGTGAGCCATGCGTCCTGTCCATGCACCAATGTGTGTGAACCTACCATGAATCCTTCCGTCTTCTTTAACGTGACCGATCCATTCCTCTAGGCTTGAACGTCTACCCTCTAGGGTCAACCATTCAGCTAGGTTCTTGGCACCTACAGGGGCATCATCAGGTAGGGTAGAGAGGTTGAGTTCATTGCACATCCACCCATACCTAGCGAATTTTTCCCCACGCTTGTCTGCCTCTGTTTCTTTGCTCACGTTCCCACTCCATATGTCCTTTGGTCTTGTCTACTGGTGACCACCCAGCTTGCCATAGCCTGTCGATCCTCTGCTGTGGTGATGAAGGTTCGAACCTCTTCCAATCATAGCAGACTAGCTCATCCCCTACGACATAGCTGGTAACATACTTATGCTTAGCAGCTAACACATTGGAGTAGAGTTCACCGTTGTCCTTCACCCTGTACTTGATCCTGTTTACTTCCTCCAACTTAGGAGGGAAGTCTTGTTGGAACCCAGCTTCAAGGTCAGACATAGATAGTTTGATCTCAGCCAGTATGTCAACAGCCTCAGCTAAGTTAAACTTAAAGCCATTGCCTGTCATCTGTTCACATAAGATCTGGATGTCATGCTCACAGCGTAGGGATACCTGCCAATCAGGATCGTTAATGATCTTCTCAAACTTCTTGAACAGCTTGACAGTAACCTTAACGTCCTGCTTGCAGTAGTCGATCATCTCTTGTGAGAAGTTAGCGAAGTCCTTGAAGTCTCCCTTCCAACAGTCAAGTCTCTTACCCCATGCTGCTAGGCTATGCCCTCCTGTTACGTTGTAGTCCACTAGCCTGCTCACTATGAGAGTATCAACGACAGAAGAAGTAGAGATGCACTCAGTCTTTAGAAGTCTGTTGATGACAGGAACATCAAAGCCAATGCCGTTGTGGAATATAAATAGGTCAACACTACTGACATATTCTAAGAACCTATCTCTCTCCTCCTTGATGTGAGCTACATGAGTGAACGTCTCAGTCTCACCTGTGTCGATGTCCTCAGCACAGATAACCCAGATGCGAGTAGCATTAAGATCATCTGTCTCGATGTCCATTGCTACTCTCTTACTCTTCATCGTCATCACCTACGTTGAAGAGTTGGAAGATCATAGCCTCAAGCACATGCACAGGCCAGAGGATAGCTGCAAGGTAGACCCTGAACATGCTGACCTCTTCAATCTTCTGAAGATAGACGATAGTTAACTGGTGCAAGTAGTAGAGGTAGGCACCCATCACATAGAAAGTAGCTGCAACATAGACCATTAGTAATCTCCTACAAATTTCTCAGACAGTGTAAAGTTGTCGGAGTTAAAGAACAACTGACCAGCATATCCCGTGGTGCCTGTCGGTCTGTTCTTTAATACTAACAATTCCGTGGTGTTACGTGCCTCTTCATCGTCTGCCATCTTGTCCCTCTTTAGCTTGATAACTACGGAGGCTCTCTTACCAATCATACGGCAGTCACGGATAGCACCATCATCATTCTCATGTGCAATGGTAACGATACCAACGTTAAGTTCAGCAGCTAGGCGGGCTAGCTTAGTAGATAGCTGCGACAAGAACTGTTCAGCACTCTCATCTCCCTGCCTTGAGTAAGCAAGATCTTGGATAGGTTCGAAGAAGATGTAGTGAACACCACATGCTTGCGACAAGAACCTGATCTGTTCAAGGATAGAGATAGGGTCATCGTCTACACCAATGGTAAACTGATAGAGGTTCTCCTTCTCAGTCATCAGCTTGACTGCCTGATCTACCTCACCTTGGTTGTCGATCAAGTCCTTACGGGTTACGTTCTTCTCCAACAGGTAAGAGGCCAGGCCTAAGAGGCTACGCTTCTTCACCTCTTCCATGTGGCAGATAGCAATAGGTACATCGTCATGCTTCATCAAGAGATTGAACTCTAGGTAACGCATGAACTCTGTCTTACCGATACCCTCAGGTGCTTGGAATACAGTGAAGTGTCCACGCATAAGGCCAAGGATGATATCATCTAGTGCTTGGATACCAGTAGACAGGTAGCTGCTATCGTCTTCATCGTGGATGATAGAGAGGAACTGCTCAGTAGTATTGAAGATGTTCTCCGGTATATACTTCTGTGCATTCCACCATGCGTTGCTGTATTCCTTAGCAGCACCAGCCTGAAGGAACTCATTAGCATCCTTATACTTGTCGTGAGGCACGTTGTATACACGATTAGGGAAGATGTTGGCTAGCTTCTGTGCTACCCCATCACTCTTACCATCACTGTCAAAGGACAGGTAGATCTTATCAAAGGAACCAAGCCAGTCCTTGCACTTCTCAAACAGCTTCTGACTAGGGGTAGCAGAAGGGAGCGACACAACAGGATACTTAGCACCTAGCATTTGGTAAGCAGACAGTGCATCAAGCTCACCCTCTGTGATAGTCACAGCCTTGGCACACCCAGCGTTGAACTTATCCATACCGAACAGTTCATCACCCTTGAAGCCACCTTCAGCACGGAAGGATTTAGGTAGTGTCCTTACCTTCTTACCACCAGCAGGGTAGATGTAGTCTTGCTTGATAGGTTCACCATTCACATTCACATAAGTGAATACGTTATAGAACTCCATCACATCTTTGTTGATATCACGATGACCTCTGAACACTGGTGTAAGTAGAGAGTCAACGACAGTAAGAGTAGTAGCAGGTCCATTAACTACAACCTGCTCCTTCTTCATAGAGTAGGCAGTAGGATACTTCTCAATAGCCCAGCCAAGTAGCTTATCCTTACAGGTAGGATACTTCCTAGCACATGAGTGGCAGTAGCCATACCCTTCAGTGTTATAGCTAAAGGCATCAGTTGAATAGCATCCCTCATAGGGACATGGTTGACGAGGTAGTTCAGACATAGGAGTAGTCCTTCCTTATAGTAGTATATGTGGAGGGTGGCAGGACAAGCCTGAGTATACAGCCGATCTTGAACCTGTCAATCCCTAAAGTTAAACAGATGATAGATTAGTGAGAGGACTATATCAAACCTTGAGATGATAACAATAGTCACAATGGTATAGATGACTGCGCTACTGTGATCCATATAGGTAACCCTCTGCTTCTTTGTTCTTCCAGTATGCTTCTTGCTCATCAGCTAGCCCTACAAGGTCAGTGAACTCCTCACCCTGCAACCAGTCAGCCTCAAGGATAGCCCTGCCTAGGTGTCCTCGCTTACTACTCGACAACCTTACAACCTTCTTCACATCATCCATTGATCTTGTCCTTCTCATCTATGTAAAAGATATGGTCACCCCACAATGCCACCACAGTATACTCTGACGCCCAGTAGGGAAGGCTCTCAGTGGTGTGATAGTAGGTAGCCTTAGTGCAGATAGCGCAGCCCTCTAATAGCACCTCCTTGGCTATCTCCTGCGCTCTGTGCCATGCCTCCTTATTCCTAGGCTTGTCACTCTTCCCATCATGTGTCCAGCTAAATGCTTTCCTCTGCCAGACTACCTTGCATACAGTGTCAGGGAACTTGTCACTTGCTACCCTGTTCATGGTAACCTCAGCGACAAGCCTCTGCCCATCCACATCTTGATTCCTAGCCTCAAAGTATATGTTCAAGGCTAGGCATGTCATGGCAGTCAAGATCATTCTTCAAACTCCACCTCTTCAGAGAGAGCGTAGAAGGCATCTCTCAGAGCCTGTGGCATCTTTGCTAGGGGTAACTCTACCCCAAGGATCAAGACACTCTCTAGCGTCACATCTGTGGCCTCTACCCACGTTGGTGAGCCTTGCACCCCGTAGTCTGTCACCTCCCCATCTGCACTAAAGAATACTTCAAGGTAGTCTGTCTCCCACTTTGCATACAACTTCATCTTACTTACTCCCCTGTTCAAAGTGCCAGCCAAAGGAACCGAAGTATACGTTAGTCCCTCCCTCTTCTTCATCTTGATAGACGTTGATCGTATTAGCTAGGTAGCACATAGCTATGATCCATAGAGCTAGAGTTTTCATATCAGTTCTTTCTCTCTGTTAGTTTACAACAAAACCTGTTGCGTCTTGCTTAGCCTTACCCTTAGCATACAAGGCAACGACTACACCTTTAGGATCAAGAAACCGCATATCATCACGATCCCCGTCAATAGTTGGCAAGCCTAGGTAGTTGGCTGGGATGTCAGCTTTGCGACGAAAGACTACCGCAATGTTCAAGCCGTTAACCTTGGCGATAGCATGTTGCTTGGCATATACTTCACTTGCCCCGCTATAAGACCATGTTAGGTGGTAGTTGCTAGGGACATTGCGACGGTTAGCTATCTTGGTGTAGTCATAGAATTGCACCATTGGGAAAGCTTCCATCACATTGCGAAAGCCTTGCACCTTGATAAGCTCAAAGCGAATGTCACTTGTCCCGTTAAGTCTCACACATGGCTGAATGCCACGCTTATCACAGTATGCGACAAAGCTTTTCAGATCAGCATATAGTTGCTGCATGAAACCTTCCCGATCCTTGGCAAACCATTCAGTCTTTCTTGCCCGACCTATCTGGACGCTAGACATTTGACCTCGGCCTGCCGTGTTAAGACATCCATCTATACACTTGGCTTCTTCTGCCATGGCACAGACATTGATCCCTGCACTCTTCCAAGGCGTTAGATACATGATTGCCGTTAGATACTCTGACCCGTCACCCTTAACAGTCTTCGCATTGCTGCCGCATGACAATAGGTTACCCTTCCAAGACATACTATGTTCCTCCTTGTTTCTTTACGCTATGCCCTAAGCCTAAACGTAGGGCACAGACTAAAGCAACAACTAAACCCTAGGTAAGTCATACATTATACGTTCTATTCCACCCCATTGCTCAAGATCAAAGGCGTCATAGTAAAGCTTTATAGCAACCCTGTGACATCCTTTGAACGTAGGGTAACCACATTCATTCCTTACTTTGTCGATAGGCCAAGTTTCCCATATTTCCTTGGCTATAGGGCGTCTTTGTTTACGCGACCACAAGGAACCTTTTGAGTCTTGAATATAACTAACCATTGTGAAACTCTCCTTCCAAAATATCGTCTATGATACACTTACCCTTAGGCGTGAAGTGATACTTAGCTGTCACCAGTGTCATGCCGCTATGAATGCCATAGGCAAAGCCTGCGTCAGTCTTAGTCTTGCCCACTAAACCATTGGTAAAGGCTAGCAGATAAGCAGGATTGCCATTGCGACTATTCTTCAAGCGAACAATAGTATCAAGCCATAAAACCTTAGTGAATTGAACGTAGCTAGACATAGCGTCACTCCTTGTTTAAGTTTGCCTTAATGATATGCCCCCGCAAGGGCATACTGTTAAAGCTTACTTGGCGAACGCTTCAGGGAAGTAGTCCAGTGTTTCCCTAAAGGTATAGCCATTGGCTACATCACAACCAATCGCATAGATATCATCTAAGGATAGCCCCCAGGCTAAGCACTGATCTATTTCTGCGCTGGACAGTGGGCACTCTGTAAACCCAAAGCGAGCAAACTCTTGCAAAACTTTTGTAAACGTCAATTCCATCTTACTTCCCCTTTGTTTCATCACGATAGATCATGTAAGCAACCGCTGCTATGCCTACACCTAAGAAGATAAACCATTCCATGTTGTTCGTCCCGTCTTGTTCGTTTCCATGAATTGAAGATGCGACAAACAACCGAAGAAGTAAAGCTCTCTAAAGCATAGGGTATAGTCTCGAAAGGATAGGTATGATGTTCCTGATTCGTTCTAGTGTCCCATGCGAAGGGGAAAGGAACACGCACGCACGTATGCACGCGCACGTATACGCGCATGTGAAGCGACACATGAGAAGCATCTAGCATATGTGTGACGTTAGCACATAGTTGATGAAGGAATATATGTTACGTTATAACATGTTAGGTATCACTGGCATAGGCGTCACTGCATTACCCCTAAAGTGTTATAATATAACATATCCTCCCCTACTGTGGCAGAAATACCAGGCTAGTGTGTCCTAAATGCAACATACTCGAGGGGTAAGCAGGGGGTTAGGGGGTAGCCTTCTATATGTACATAGCACCTAAAGATTTTCTCATAGATTTTCTAGCACCTACAGAAATGTTAGGGGTACAAATAGAAATACCCTCCGAGGAATTAACCAAGGAGGGCAGGAGTAGACCTGAGAGGATGGTACTTGCGGGGGCTTACTTAAAGTATACACTTAAAGGGGCTTACTTTAAGTAACACCTAAGAGGATAGACAACTCCTTCTACAGAAGAAGGGAGAAGTAGTCAGTCCTTAAAGTATATACTTATAGTATATATATCCCCCTGGGAGGTAGTAATGAAATTATACATACATTCTTCACTTCTGTCAAGAGCTAAGTAACAATGTTACAGTACTTGTAACAATTCGTGATCTACTCTAAGAGGGATTGACAGGTACATAGACCTGTGATATAATTACCACACTTGTCATATACAAATTAGGGAGACTCTAAACCAGATGATGTTCTCATTGGACCAACTCAAAGCTGTCAACAACAAGACTATGACTAAGTCTCTGTTCTTTGAGCTTTGCTACTCAGATCCTTCTAAGGCTCTCTTTACTCTTAAGGAGACGGACCTAGAAGTGAGGGGTAAGACTTACTTGTCGTTGCAGAAGTTGTACACTGGAATGGTTCCTAATGATCCTACTGAGTACACCTTTGCTCTTACAGTATTTGGTTCGTGGGATGTCTGGCAGGATATCTGTAAAGCTCCACCTTTGAAGCCATTTGTTGCTCGGTGGCGTAAAGAAGCAGAAGTTAAAGTTAAGTCTGAAGCTATCATTGCTATTGCAGAAGAGATGAGGAGTGGTGGTCGCTCCTCCTTTGGTGCTGCTAAACTTCTCCTTGAACGTGGGTGGCTAGATAAAGAAGCTGCTTCTCAAGCTAAGCGTAAGCTTCAAGAGAAGGAAGAAGAAGATATGGATAAGCAGGCTATCGCTTCCCTTAATGAAGATGCTCAGCGTCTAGGTCTTAAAGTAAACTAAGGATAACTCAATGGCTCTCTTGGTAGCATCCATCTCCGCACAGAATACCTTTAGTGATCCCCTCGAAGTACGGGGTCACTTCAACTTCTCTCTGAGTGGCACCTTTGTCGCTACGGTTACCGTACAACGTAGCCGTGACAATAGCACTTGGCGTGATGTAGACACGTTCACTGCTCCATCTGAAGAGGTAGGCTTTGAGCCTAACCCAATGTTCTACCGTGTAGGCATTAAGACAGGTGAGTACACTTCGGGTACTGCTGTCATTGAACTGAATGAAGATCAGTCTCGCATTGTCTAAGCAAGCTAAGTCTTGTCACAGTAAGGATTAGAGAAATGAACTTCATTACTATCCCTGTTGATAAGAAGCTTCATATGCTTGCAGGAGCTGCTATCACAGCCACTGTAGCTCTCTACCTAGACCCACTAGCAGGCGTACTCGCTTGTGCCCTTGTAGGGGCAGCTAAGGAGGTCTACGACAAGGTTAGTGGTAAGGGTCACCCAGAACTTCTTGACTTTGTAGCTACTGTCTTCGGTAGCGTTGTCATACTTCCACGAATGTTAGGAATCGTATAAATGGCTAAGAAACCTACAATCACTACGATTGCTTCTGGGTATGCTTCCAATACGCAGTTGAATAATAACTTCACTGCTCTTCGTGATGGCTTTAACAACACTCTGTCGTTGGATGGTTCTACCCCTAACGCCATGAATGCTGACTTGGATATGAACTCCAATGACATCCTGAATGCTGGGGAAGTTGATGTTCAAGGTCTAAAGATTGATGGTATTCAAGTTTATCCTGGTACTACTCAGATTGCTACTACCTATGCTTCTCAGAACTACACAGGCAATGGTAGCACTGTTACTTATGCCATGGGCTACAACCCAGCTATCAAGTCTAACGTAGACGTATACATTGATGGTGTGTACCAGAACCAAGACGCATTTGGTATTAGTGGTACAAACTTAATCTTTACAGCTGCTCCTCCTTTGAACCCATCTACTGAAATCAAAGTACCAGTTAATGTTACATCCCTGACTAACACTGACTCTTCGCAGCTTGTGTATACGCAA